TTCGGCCCCGTCCTTTAACTTAGGAGGCAGATATGGCTCTCTATCTCGGCGACGTTAAGGCCAATGTGGCTACATCCAGCAACACCGTTGTTGGCAGCCCCGCCCGCGTTCGTGGCATCTATTACACTGCAAATGCTTCTGCTGGATCTATCGTCGTAAAAGACGGTGGCTCTGGCGGCACAACCATTCTCACGATTGCGACCCCGGCGAACGGTTACGGCAATGTTACGGTTCCCGGTGACGGGATCCTCTGCTCGTCCAACGTCTATGTTGCGATGACCAATCTTGCGTCCGTAACCGTCTTCTACGGCTAAGGAGTCGGCATGTCGGAAATCTCCTCAATCTCTCGCTTCGGCAGAACAGAACCGTTCAACCTTCAGGTTGCTCGCGGTCAGGTTGCATGGCATCAGCCAATTGTTATCTTTGGCTATAACTCCGACATCGACACGTCTTCTGAGACTGTCTGGCCCTATGGTGGGATTTTGGCGTTTCCGGATAATGCCCTTCAGATGAAGGTTAGCTCGGCGAATGCAAACGACACGGCTGCCGGGACTGGCGCTCGCACCGTTTACATCTCTGGACTTGATGCGAACCACAACACCGTTACGGAAACCGTTACGCTTAACGGCCAGACCGCCGTTCTGACGACCAACTCGTATCTGCACATCAACGATGCCTATGTAGCTACAGCCGGTTCCCTGAACGGCGCTGCGGGCGACATTTACTTCGGCACTGGCGTTGTGACTGCGGGAGTTCCTGCGACCGTCTACGATATCATCGCCTACGACTACAACAGGCGGCTTACGGGTAGCTACACTGTACCCGCTGGCTACACGGCGTACCTTGAGCAGGGTTTGTTCTCTACGGGGTCATCGTCTGGGAATACTTCCGTTACTGGCCGTCTCATGACTCGCGGAACTAACGACATCCGGATCACGGCTGCCATTGTCACTCTCAACAACGGTGCCGCCGACTACGCCTTCGAGTACCCGATTGTGATCCCCGAAAAGACAACCATTGAGGCGCAGGCTTTCGCCTCGGCGAACAACAACGCCGCATCCTCGATGTTCATCCTTCTGCTGGTGAAGAACTCGAATGGCTAAGTCTCCCGCCTTCTGCAACTTAGCTGAATTAATCTGCACAATGTGCGGTGGCGATGAGTCCGTTGTCTCGTTTGGGAAGGGTAAATCTGGTGTCTGCAATTCATGCTCAAAAGCTGAGTGGGCCGCAAAAAATCCTGTTAAGTTGAGGGCGCAAAGGCTTTATGGAAATGCTCAGAAAAGGGCGAAGTCCAATGGCTGGCCAGAACTTGATTTTGGCGCTCCTTGGATTGAGGAAAAAATACTTTCTGGAAGGTGCGAAGTAACCGGGATACCGTTTGATCTGGTCGAAAAAAGGGTCGGTGCTCATGCCTGCAATCCTTGGGTTCCATCCATAGATCGAGTCGATAGCTCGAAGCCTTACTCCAAAGACAACGTTCAAATTGTCGTTTACATGTACAATGTTTGCAAGGCCGAATTCTCCCACTCTGACGTGGTTAAGTTCTGTCGGATGGTGGTAGCGGAGGAAAGAAATGCCATATAAAACCCCCGCTTGGCAAAGATCGGAAGGCAAGAATCCCAAAGGCGGCTTAAATGCCAAAGGTCGTGCTTCTGCCAAGAAACAGGGCATGAACCTCAAGCCGCCGCAGCCTGAAGGCGGTGCGCGTAAGAAGTCCTTCTGCGCCCGTTCCGCTGGCCAGATGAAGATGTGGCCCAATGCCGCTAAGGATCCAAACAGCCGCCTCCGTAAGGCGCGCAGAGCTTGGGCTTGCTAGCATGGGCCGCACCAACGAAGCATTGTGGTCAAGTGCCAAGGCCGAAGCCAAGGCGAAGATGGGCGGCAAGCACTCAGCCAGAGCGATGCAGTTGGCTGGCAAGATCTACAAGCAGCGCGGCGGTGGATATACCGGCCCGAAGACTGCGGCACAGAAGTCCATGTCCAAGTGGACGAAGGAAGATTGGGGAACCAAGAGCGGAAAGCCATCCGGCAAGACCGGAGAGCGCTACCTCCCCAAGAAGGCCCGTGCCGCACTGACATCCGCTGAATATGCAGCGACAACCCGGGCGAAACGTGCCGGGACAAAATCCGGGAAGCAGTTCGTCCCTCAACCAAAGAGAATCGCCGCGAAGACGGCACGGTTCAGGTGACATAGATGGATACAAAGGTTGAAATTTCGGTTGCCCGTATGGAAGTGCAGGTTGAACGCCTTGAGAAAGACGTGGCCGAGGTGAAGGATGACGTGAAGGCCATCCGCGCCACCCTTGACAAGGCCACAGGTGGTTGGAAAGTGCTTATGATGGTTGGCGGGGCGTCGGCTGCGATTGCCGCGTTCATCACGAAGGTAATGTCCGCATGGCCGTTCGGTCGGTAATACTCGCTCTCGCAGCCCTTCTGGCTTTCAGCGCCCCTGCTCGCTCTCAGGAGTGCGTCCCCGTTTCAGAGTTCGCCGAAATCGTTCGTGATACCGGCGCGATTGTCATGCTTGCGAAATCGGAGGCTGCTCAGCGGGCGGCTCGCGTTGTAAACATCAACAGGGCTAATGCCGGGAAGAAGCCGATTGATGTCGGCAACTTCATGGTCATGCTTCTTCAGGACCCCGACGGCACGATCTCTGTCGGGGTTGCAATGTTTGACAAGCAGAACTGCGCAATCGCGGAAACCGTTGTCATTCTCACGGCTGATCAATGGCTGGGATTTGCGCAGGACGCGAAGCTCGTCAAGGAAGACTTCGCCGTAATTCAGGGTTCGTGATGGAATTTAGCAAGACATCGCTTTCGAGGCTCAAGGGCGTACATCCGGATTTGGTGCGCGTTGTGACCCGTTGCGCGAAGGACTGGACGGACAAGCAGTTCACCTTCGGCATTACGTGCGGGGTCCGTACACTGGCTGAACAGAAGATCCTTGTGAGCAAGGGTGCCTCCAAGACGCTCAAGAGCCGCCACATTCCTGCGGCCAATGGATACAGCCACGCCATTGACGTTGTGGCATATATTGATGGTGCCGTCCGCTGGGACTGGCCCCTTTACGGAAAGATTGCCACAGCCATGAAGGCTGCGGCCAAGGCAGAAAAGGTTCCCGTTGAGTGGGGCGGGGACTGGACTACGTTCAAAGACGGCCCCCACTACCAACTGCCGTGGAAATCATACCCCGGCACAAAATAGGAAGTTCGCATGAACAAGGAAATGGTACTCGGTTTCGTTCGCCACCTGCTCACATTCGGTGGTGGTTATGTCGCGGCCAAGGGCATTGCCGATCAGGCTGTTGTCAACGAGGCCGTCGGCGCTGTCATCACACTGGTCGGTCTCGGCTGGTCGTTTCTTGACAAGAAGAAGAAGGTCTGATGTCGGAGGCGGTCGTACTGATCGCCTGCGTGTTGGGTTTGGCGATTGGCACATATTTCGTGGCGAAAAGCCCGGACTTCTGGTTCGGGCTGGTCACGCATGTCGCTAAGGAAATGATGCCAATCATCGCCAAAAGAATGCCTCCTGATCAGGAGGCCGCTTGGCGTGATTGCGTAAAGCGCAACGGCAAGTGGAACCATCGTAAGAAGCGGTGTGAATGATGGCTATGTCTCGCGGAAATATGGGCAAGCAGATTGCCCGCCCCGGCAAGGTGAAGAGGGTGATGCACGAATTCAAGGTCGGCACCCTCAAGTCTAGCTCGGGCCAGCGCGTGACAAATCCGAAGCAGGCGGTCGCTATCGCCTTGTCAGAGGCTCGGCGGCAGCGTCGTCCTCGGCGTCCCAAGAGGATGAAATGAGCAAGAAGAAAGTCACTGCCCCAACCACATACAACCCCGGATCCGGCCATCCAAAGGAATATCTTGCCTACCTCAATTGGCAAGAGATGCAGGCGCTTCAGCGTTTGAATGGTAACGGACCCCGCCGTGGTCCGAAGGGGATTCCTTCTTTTGCCGACGACAGCGCATCATCTATGGGCAACGAACGCCCTCCCGAGGATAGTTACGACGGATATCAGGGCGGCGGTGATGGCGGATTTGACGGCAACAGCTACAATGATGTTGGAAGCGAAAGCGGTGGTGGCAGTGACTACGGCGGCAGCGATTACGGAGGCAGTGACTACGGTGGAGTGGGAGGCATACAGTCTTCTGCCTCAGATCCATCAACTGCTGCGCCAACGTCCGTGGCTGGAGGACAAAACCCCGTAGATGCTGCGGTACAGCAGGAGGCCGCCTACAAGGATGCGGTGGTAGCAAGCCGTCAGCAGGCCCTTAGTCAGGACATTGCCAACGGCGGCATATCGGCGATCAACGTCGGCCCAATGAATGTGCCGGTGAAGATTGGCGGTGGGCAGATTGCCGGGACTATCTCTGATATCGCCCAGCAGACATATACACCGCCAACCACGGTGACTGATTCTGGGCTAGGCGCGACTGGTTATTATCACAGTGGGTTTAGCGAGAGGACTCTATCTCTCCCGGGAATGACAGAGCCGAGCAGGTTCTCGACGGAGATTACTCCGTCAAATCTTTTGACGGAATATGGCGTACCAATGGAGAAGTGGTCGAAGGGTTACGACCCGAACAAGCTTACTCCGGGCGCGCAAAAGATTCATCAAGCCATTGCCGACGAATCCCTGAGAACCATGAAGCCGGTTGACTACTTCAGCGGACTTCGTGGCGGGGACTCGGCGCAGCACACTCGTGGTCAGGCGATTGACATCAGAATCAGCGATCCAGTTACCGGCAAACCCGTTGGATACGAGAAAATAGGAGAAAAGGCTTATAATCCCATTGGCGGTGTCCGCAGCGGGTACAGAAGCCCATCTGAGGCGGCAAAGATTCAGTCTGCCCTTGCCGGTCCATACAGAGACTTTGCAACTGGCGTGATTGGCAGTTTTTATGACAACCCCGATATGTATGGCGAGTTCCAGAATCAGAGGTGGGGAGGAGCTTTTGAGACTGGTGAGTTCTCAAAAGACTACATGCACTTTGACGAAGGAAAGGCAATGTCGGCGGTCAGCCGTGATCAGGCAAACCTTCGTCGAGAGGCTCTTGCTCGTGCGCAGGATCCGACTGCGTATGCCGGTCTTTCTCCCAGCCAAATCGGCGGCGTACCTGCCGGTATTTCTTCTCTACCGAGCGGCGTTGACGTTAGCCCCGCCGCCGTAGAACTTGCTGCTGTTGAAGATGTTTATGGAGACGGAATTTACCCCTCTGGCTCAATCGTTGGACCCAGACAGTTTGGATATCCCACAAAGCCGGACGGCACTCCCATAACCGCTGAAGATCTTGCAGCAATGCCGGAAGATGTCCAGAGGGAGTACATGGACAAGATGCGGTTCGCCCGCATGACCGATGAGAAGTATCCGCTTACCACGGATCAGAAGGTCAAGGTTGCTGCCGTCACTGGCATTACTGCTCCGATAACTGGAAATATCTTCGCAAAGGCTGGAACTACCATAGTTGGCGGTATATCTGGCCTTTTGGGCAAGCTCCCCGGACAGTTTGGCGATGCCTTCTCCGAAGTTCAGCGCGGCATGAGAACCCTAGCGAAGCCCGGTCAGGCTGTTGCCGCCTATGAGCGCCTTGATCCGCTCAAGCAGCAGCAGCTTGCCACGGGTTATGGGGTTCCCTCTGAAACTCCGAGCGGAACATCTGGAAACGCTGGTGTCGCGGGCATCCCAACGCAGGAACTTGGCGGCAAGAACTACCAGTACCAGACGGCATACTACCAGCCATATCAGTCATACCAGACGGAACCCGTTGAGCGCCGCCGCCGCAGGATTTCACAGTATGAGCGCTGGGATCGGGGCATCGGAATTCCATCTCCGGGCGACCCGAACTATAATGAATATCAGGAATATCTCGCGGCGGGTGAGTCCGACAGGTACGCATAATGGCAAAGAAAGACGCAATCGGGAACAACGTCCCGCTCTTCACCAAGAAGAGCCGGGGCCGGAACAAGCCGGTCCATAGGCGGGGTTCCAAAAAGCTAGGCCCGAAAGACCCCAACAGGGGCGACAGAGGCAAGCACTAAGATAGCGGGGAACGTGAGCATTTGGGCAGGCGGCTCCTGTAATCGGCGGTATGCCTCTTGGAGCGGGGCTCACACTTAGGATAGAAAATGGCTACGAGCGGAACGACAACTTGGAACCCCGACATTGGGGAATTGGTCGAGGAAGCCTACGAGAGGGCTGGCCTTGAACTGCGTTCGGGGTATGACCTGAAGACTGCTCGGCGCAGCATGAACTTCCTCCTAGCGGAGTGGGCCAACAAGGGCCTGAACCTCTGGACTGTTCGTTCCGGCACCATTACTCTTGTGGCCGGTCAGAAGACCTACACGTCTGCCGACGGGCTCCCGGCTGACGCGATTGACTACATTGAGCATGTGTGCCGGACGAGCAGCGCCGGAATCAACACCGACATTTCCCTGAACAGGATCTCGGTGTCCACATACGCGAACATACCGACAAAGGACCAGACGGGGCGTCCCTACCAGATCTATGTAAACAGGGCGACAAACTCGCCACAGATTACGCTCTGGCCGGTTCCGGACTCCAGCACCGTTTACACGCTCGCGTACTGGTATCTGAAGCGCATGGACGACGCGACGAACCCCGTCAGCCAGACGATTGAGATCCCGTTCCGGTTCTACAATGCTCTCGTTGCCGGGCTGGCATATCACATTGCTCTCAAGAAGCCAGAGGCTTCTGACCGCGTTTCAATGCTCAAGGACCTCTATGACGAGGCGTTCCAGCTTGCCGCCGACGAGGACCGGGATCGCTCCAGCGACAGGTTCATCCCGTTCGTCGGATACGATTTTTAGGGTATAATGTAGATGTCGGTCCCTTATGCAAAAGGCAAACTGGCGTTCGGCATGTGTGATACGTGCGGACAGAGGTATGACCTCCACGAGCTAAAGCCTCAAGTCGTCGCCGGTCGCGTCACAAACATCAAGAACTGCCCCTATTGCCTCGACAAGGATCAGCCTCAGTATTTCGTCGGGCGTGTGCCGATCAATGATCCAATCGCCCTCTACAATCCCCGGCCTGACACTGCACAGGTTGTCAGCCGCGAACTCTGGGGCTGGAACCCCGTAGGAAACCCCGCTGTTTACGGCACCGGACAGGTTGGCGTGATCGGCATTTATCTCAACGGGGTGCCGAGCCCCATCACTTACTCTGGAGAACTATAATGAAGAAGATGAAGCATGGCGGCAAGGCCCGTAAGTCTCACAAGCGTATGCAGGACGGCGGAATTGCCAGCTACGGTAGCGCGTCAAATCTGAAGCCGGGTATGCAGGCCCTTGCCTCAAGCGATGCCTATATGCGCAGGCCGGGGCGTGGCAATGAGGGAATGTATCGTCCAATTGGTCGCCCGGGCCGTGGCGGCGCAACAGGCTATCAGGCTGGCGGTGGAATGACATCTGACGCTGACTCCGCTCCTATGAATCGTGGCGGCGCTATGGGTCGCCCGGGTCGCGGTGGAGCAATGCCATCCATGGAAGTTCAGACAGCGCGTCTCCCGGGTCGGGGTAGCGCAATGTCTGCTGTGGAGCAGGTTCTTGGTTCGCGGGGTCGCCCGGGCCGTGGCGGTTCGTTCTCCGACATTCAGGGCATCATCGGTGGGGCTATGGGCCTCCCTATCCGTGGCGGTGCCATGACTTCTGACGTTAATTCTGTTCCCATGAATCGTGGTGGCGCTATGGGCCGTCCGGGTCGTGGAAACGAGGGAATGTATCGTCCCATTGGCCGTCCCGGTCGGGGTGGTGCCATGGGCATTCAGACTGGTGGCGGCATGACATCCGACGCCAACTCCACGCCGATGGGCCGTGGTGGCTCTATTGGTGGTGCCACAGGCTATCAGGCTGGTGGCGGAATGACATCCGATGCCGACTCAGTTCCGATGGGTCGCGGCTTCCGCAAGGGCGGTGCTGTGAAGGCCAAGAAGAATATGCGTGGTGGCGGTCTCGCCCGTAAGGGTGTCGGCATGGCCCTCGCCAAGGGTGGCCTTGCGAAGCGTGCCGGTGGTTGCGCGAAGCGCGGCGTTGGTCGCGGGAAGATGGTGTAAGCATGGCCAAGGACAAACTCACCAAGAAAGAGGCGGCGACAGGCGCGGCAGACATGATCTATGCCCTCGGTCAGGGCTTGGGCATGGGAACCCGTGGACCCGGTAGATTTGTTGATCTTCTCGGTGGCACAGGTCTTGCTGTAGCCGGTACAAATAGGGAAGGCGTAACGGGCGCTCTCATTGGCGACAAGTTCGTTCCGACAAGCGAGAACTACTACAAGGCACCCGGCGGCGGTGGCGGTGGTGGCGGCGGCGGAAACAACATGAACAACCGCCCCGATGAAGATGAAGAGGGTCTCGACAAGAAGCCAACCAAGAACAAGCCTCGCGTCCCCCGTGGCGCAAGCTGGAGCCAGATTGTTGGGGCATATTTCCCGCGCACACGGGAACCCCGCAAGGACAATCAGAGCAAGACAATGAAGGAAGGCGGTCTCGTCCGTGGTGCCGGTAAGGCAGAACGCGGTCGCGGTCGCGGAAAGATGGTTTGAGAAAATGAAGTACACCTACAAGAAGATGGCATCCGGTGGCAAGGTCGGCAAAGGCTACACCACCAAGGAGCGCAAGGGTCTCCGTCGCCTCATCGAAGAGATGGCAGATCCCTATGCTGGTGATGTGACGGGCGGTAGCTCTGTCACCATCATCAAGAAGAGCAAGAAGAAGATGGCTGCTGGTGGCATTGTGAATGCTCCTGCTCGCTCTCATCGTGACATGCGGGCTGGTGCCGGTAGCGGTGTCGGTCGCCTCCAGAAGACCAAAATTCAGCGGGGTCGCTAAAATGCAGAAGCAGAACGCACGGCTCAAGGATCCGTCAGATGCAACCGTTGAAGGCGGCATGCGGCGTGGTGTAAACGTCGGGAACATGAAGATCCTGAAGAAGCCCATGAAGATGCGTGGTGGCGGTGCCGCGACGAAGGGTCTGAGGATTTCGGAGAAGCAGGGCTAATATGTCCTTCACGTATGCACAACTCGTAGGCGCTATCCACGGCTACCTTCAGGTAGACTCGAACGGTATCTCGACCACCGATATGAACACCATCATTCGGCAGGCCGAGCAGCGCATCTACTATGATGTGCAGATCCCGGTCCTCAAGAAGAACGTGACGGGCAATTTAACGGCGAACAACCGCTATCTCACGACCCCGTCCGACTATCTGGCGACCTACTCCATCGCCGTGAACAACAACGGCACATACGAGTATTTGCTCCCGAAGGAGGTTGCGTTTCTCCGTGAGGCGTATCCCTCTACATCGACGACCGGGGTTCCCCGCTACTACGCGATCTTCGACAACGACACCTTCCTGATCGGTCCTCCACCGGATTCATCTTACGAAGTCGAGCTTCACTACTTCTACGAACCGGCGTCCATCGTTGATCAGCCAGCAGGCACTTGGATCAGCGAAAACGCCGAAAATGCTCTACTGTACGGCTGCCTATTTGAGGCGTACACGTACCTCAAGGGCGAGCAGGATCTCATTGGCCTTTACGCCGGGAAGTACAAGGAGTCGCTACAGGCGCTCAAGGTCATTGGCGAAGGCCGTAACCGTTCCGACACGTACAGAAATTCTGAACCCCGCATCACGCCGAACTGATGAACAATGGATTTGGCTCCGTAGGAGCATTTGAGGTACGGACCACGCACGAGCGGGGTTTTACCGTTGAAGAGATTGCCGAAGACCTTCTGAACAAGCTCTTGTTCATTTCGTCGGAGGCCCACCCGGCAATACGAGATCAGGCGATGGCGTACAAGGACCGTATCCGTCCCGCGATCATTCACTACATGAAACAGGCTGTAAGGTCAGACCGTACAACTCTGGCGGCGCAGCTAGGCAAGCAAGGCCATAACGACATGGCCGAAATCATCAGGAGGCTCTAGTGGCAATTTCCACGGCTATGTGTACATCGTTCAAGTCGCAGCTTATGTCTGCGCTGCACGACTTCGACAACCCGGGCGGCAACACCTTCAAGATCGCCCTTTACACCTCGTCCGCCACGCTTGGCGCTTCGACGACGGCCTACAGCGCGACCAACGAGGTTACGGGCACCGGCTACAGTGCTGGCGGCAACACTCTGACATCGGTGTCTCCGACCACCTCCGGCACGACTGCCTATGTTGACTTTGCCGACACGACTTGGTCGAACTCGACAATCACTGCCAACGGGGCTCTGATCTACAACGCCAACTCCTCCAACGCGGCTGTTGTGACCTTGGCCTTTGGATCTGATAAGTCGTCGTCCAATGGCGACTTCGTGATCGTATTCCCGACAGCCAACGCGACTGACGCCATCATCCGTATCGCCTAAGAGGTGGCCAAGTGACGGTCTCTCTGAAGCATGCGTTTACATCGAACGTCGCGGACAGCGGCGATGCGACCCTTGTTCAGCCTTCCAACTGGAACGCTGAGCACAACCTCACGGCAAACGCGAACAGCCTTCTCGGCACTGTAACGGCGGGTAGCGTAACTGAAATCACCTGCACTTCCGCTGGCCGCGCGTTGCTTGATGATGCAGACGCATCTGCCCAGAGGACGACGCTTGGCCTTGGCTCTATCGCAACGCAGAACTCGAACAACGTAACGATCACCGGAGGATCAATAACCGGGATTGCAGACCTCGCAGTCGCAGATGGCGGAACCGGAGCATCAACGCTCACAGGATACATCAAGGGCAACGGGACTGCTGCCTTTACAGCGTCAAACACAATCCCGAACACCGACATCACTGGGCTCGGTACCCTCTCCACACAGAACGGCACGTTCAGTGGAACAAGCTCCGGAACAAACACCGGAGACCAGAACATTTTCCAGACGATTGCTGTCTCTGGCCAGTCGAACGTGGTTGCAGATAGCACTGCGGACACCCTTACGCTGGTCGCCGGGACAAATATCGCCCTTACGACAAACGCGACAGCCGACTCCATAACAATTGCTACATCAGGGCTCGGGACAATATCGACGCAGAACGCGAACAACGTCTCGATCACTGGCGGTTCGATTACCGGCATTACCGACCTTGCTGTTGTAGACGGCGGTACTGGAGCGTCTTCTGCCACCGCAGCCGCTACAAACCTCGGCCTTGGCACTGGAGACAGCCCTCAGTTTGCCGGTGTAAACATCGGGAATGCAACCGACACAACAATCACACGGGTCTCCGCAGGTGTGATTGCGGTTGAGGGTGACACAGTCGCAATGCTTACTGCGGCCCAAACTTTTGCGGGCCTCAAGACCTTCACCGGAGGAATTCAATCCACCGCGAATGCCATATATAACGTCCAGAACGCCAACACAAAGACTGTTGCCAATGCCGCCGTCGGGGCGACGGGCTCGCAGTATATTGGGTGGAGCGCGACTGGCTCTGCGACCGCAGTTGGCCTCGGAAACCAGACTACTGGCACAGGTGGTGTATTCTACGAGGGGTACAAAGCCCGTGGCGGCGACACCACCACGATTACCGCAGCCGCAAGCGGCGATGACATCCTTACGATTCGCGGAAACATCTACGACGGAGCCGCTTGGAGGTCATCGGCAAGAATTACCTTCGATGTTGACGGAGCCGTTTCTTCTGGTGATGTTCCGGGCGCTATAATATTCTCGACCACAAGCGATGGCGCTGGAAGCGTAACGGACAGGTTCAAGATTGATAGCAGCGGCGACTGCTTGGTCATTGGAACAAGCCTCCTTGGCTATGGCGCTGGCTCTGGTTCCAGCGTCACACAGGCCACCAGCAGGACAACCGGCGTTACAATAAATAACCCCGTTGGAAGGATTACGCTCGTCAGCGCGGCTGGATCGCCGACTTTTGCATCATTCACCGTGACCAACTCAACCGTTGGAACAAGCGACTTAATCGTCGTTAACCAAAGGACTGGAACAGACTTATACGAAATCCACGTAACGGCGGTTTCTGCCGGATCCTTTAGGCTGTCCTTCCGGACTACCGGCGGAACGACAACGGAAACGCCAACATTCTCATTCGCTGTTATCAGCGGCTCCATAACCTAAGAGGAAATCATGTACCTTGCATTTATCACGCACGACGTAAAAAGCAACACACTCGAAGCCCAATGGCTTCAGGAGGTGGTAAACAGCGATGGGGAGATCGTTTCCCTGAAGTCCGCCAAGCGCAGGAATTACAGCAAGGAGCAGAAGGCAGAATTTGAAGCCGACTGTGGTGCTGGGTCCAGCAAGTACACGCAGATGGCGGGCTGGTAAAAATGATTGAGGAACTCGTCGCCCGGGTTTTCAAGACCCGCAATCAGGCCCATCTGGCCCACTGGAAAACGAAGTCCAGTCCGTTGTGCCGGAGGCGATCACCGGGCAAAAGGATGAAGTGAACCCGGAAGACGGAAAGCCGGTATTCCAAGGCATAGATCAGTCGAAGCTGGTTCCGCTTCTTGCCGCCGCACTAAAGGAAGCAATTGGTGAGATTGCCGACCTGAAGGCAAGGGTTTCCGCATTGGAGGGCGCATAGGGATCCGTAGTGGATCCTGTGGTGCAACGAATTTCGCGCGGGCTGTACTCCGGTTTGCGCCCCCGAACTTGGTGAGCTAGATGGGCGCTTTCTATAAGAACGCATTTTACTACGAGGCATTTTTCACCGGATATCAGCAGGTATCCGTGACTGGTGTTAGCGCTACAGGCTCAGCCGGTAGCGTGACTGTATCGGCTAAGGCCAATGTTCCCGTCACTGGCGTTTCTGCCACCGGCAGCGCGGGTAGTGTTACGGTTTCCGGAAAGGCGAACGTAAGCGTAACTGGCGTCTCTGCCTCCGGAAGCGCTGGGAATGTAAACGTCCTCACGTCTTCCACGGTGTCCGTTACGGGCGTATCTGGTACGGGCCAAACAACTGCCCCAACAGTTTCCGCCTCCGCAAACATACCTGTTTCCGGGACATCTGCGACCGGGTCTTCCGGATCCGTGGAGGTCAACGGGGATGCGAATGTTACCGTTTCCGGCCTGTCTGCAACCGGGTCCGTTGGTACGGTTAGTGTCCGAAGCGTAAACTACATCTATGTGGTCGGGGTTTCCGGGACCGGCTTTGCCGGTGATGTGGCGGTATCTGCCAGCGCGAATGTGGACGTTCAAGGATCCTCTGCTACGGGTGCCGTTGGAACCCCGGAGGTCCAGACAGATCAAGTCGTTGATGTAACCGGCGTCTCTGGCACAACAGCCGTAGGCAATGTTATAATCAACATAGGCGCTACGGTCGGCGTAAACGGCGTATCTGCCACGGGCTACGCTGGCTACGTCGTTGTAACCCTGAATTCCACGGTCAACGTCTCCGGCGTATCTGCCACCGGCTACGTGAACGGAAACGTCCTGATCTGGGGTCTTATCGACACCGATCAGACACCCAATTGGGGCACCATATCAGACGGTCAAGCTCCGGGGTGGACAAGCATTTCAGATGGCCAGACGCCGGGTTGGGCCTCCATAAGTACGCCCCAGACCCCGGGGTGGACCCCGGTAAACGACTCAGACAACACAACTTGGACCGAGATAGCGGCATAAACCATGGCATCGACATACTCCACCAACCTTCGGCTTGAGCTTATCGGAACCGGCGACCAGCAGGGTACTTGGGGCGTCACGACCAACACGAACCTCGGCACCCTCCTTGAGCAGGCTATCTGCGGTTACGAATCCATCGCGGTGTCTGACGTTGGCGACACAACGCTGACCGTCAGTAACGGGGCATCGGATCAGTCTCGAAATATGATCCTGAACCTCACCGGAACGCTGTCGGCAGCGCGTAACGTGATCTGCCCAGCCATCAGCAAGGTTTACATCGTCAAGAATGCCACGACCGGCGGATATGCAGTCACCCTGAAGGTCAGCGGGCAGACCGGGGTATCCATTCCGAATGGATCAACCCTGATTGTCTATGTTGACGGAACAGATGCGCGCATCGTTACCGGAAGCATTGCCGCTCAGCAGGCAAACAATGTCAGCATCACGGGCGGATCAATCACGGGACTTTCAAGCCTTGCCACAAGCAACGCATCCATTACCGGCGGCTCAATCACGGGAATAACGGATCTTGCGATTGCAGATGGCGGCACTGGAGCCTCAAATGCAGGCAATGCCCGAACGAACCTTGGTGTTGGAATCGGAACAGATGTTCAGGAGTACAGCGGGGACCTACAGGCAATTGCCGACCTCGTCGGAACAAGCGGATACCTGAAGAAGGATGCCGCGAACACATGGTCGCTTGCCGCAGGCACCGGAGGCACGGGCGTCACATCGGTTGACGTTTCCGGAGGCACCACGGGGCTTTCGTTCTCTGGTGGCCCGATCACATCTTCCGGCACAATCACGGCTGCCGGAACGCTTGCTATATCCAATGGCGGCACAGGTTCTACAACTGCCGCAGGGGCTCGTTCAAGCTTGGGTCTCGGAACAATCGCTACTCAGGCTTCTTCCTCGGTGACGATCACCGGAGGATCAATAACCGGGATTGCAGACCTCGCAGTCGCAGATGGCGGTACTGGTGCATCTACTGCAACGGATGCTCGTACCAACCTCGGACTTGGAACGATGGCGACTCAGGCGTCAACTTCGGTTTCAATTTCCGGTGGATCAATCACGGGCATTACAGATCTTGCTGTCGCTGACGGTGGCACCGGATCCTCTACCGCATCCGGCGCTAGGACAAACCTTGGCCTTGGTACGATATCCACGCAGAATTCTAACTCAGTTTCCATCACGGGCGGATCAATCACCGGCATAACAGATCTCGCTGTTGCCGACGGTGGTACTGGCGCATCTACTGCAACGGATGCTCGTACCAACCTCGGACTTGGAACGATGGCGACTCAGGCGTCAACTTCGGTTTCAATTTCCGGTGGATCAATCACCGGCATAACAGATCTCGCTGTTGCCGACGGTGGTACTGGTTCTTCCACTGCATCCGGGGCTAGGACAAATCTCGGGCTTGGTACGTCGGCTACATACAACACGGGAACAACGGGCTCAACTGTTCCGCTTTTGGATGGGGCTAATACTTGGTCTGGGGGCCAGACATTTTCGACGCAGACTACCACCTTTGAGAACGCAACCTCTGGCAACCCTTCCGTAATAACCGTAAACAGCAACAATAATGGCCTTATTGCCTCGGACATCGCCTCAAATCGCATAAGGCTGCTGGACGTTGATACAACAACCGCCGCAGATCAACCGATGGGCATAATCCAGTTTGGAACATCCGACACTGGAGCCGGGACGACCTATCCCGTAACTATTCAGGCAAGGGCGGCAGGTACATCTGGTGGCGGAATCCTTGAATTCTCAACGGCAGGCAGTGCGGACACATCTCCTGTGCTGGCTCTCAAAATTGGAACATCAGGAGTTCTCACCTCCCAGCAAACATACGACAACACTGTAACAGGATCGGCGGTCCAAGTAACATCCTCGGGCACCATCGGCAGGGCAACATCCTCGATAAAGTACAAGAAGGATGTTGAAGATCTGTGGTCGTCAATATCCGATGCCGCAGTATCAAAGCTTCGGCCAGTTTTTTATCGACCCAAAAGCCTTGAAGGGGACGTGCTTCCCAACTGGTCATACGTCGGCCTAATTGCCGAGGAAGTTGCTCTTGTTGAACCCCGACTTGTCCGCTACAGGACGGTCAAATCAGTTTCAGACGGATCCGGAGGGCGGGACTTAGTACCGCTAGATACTCCCGAGCCAGAAGATGTTGACTATGCCCGTTTGTCTGTCCTCCTTCTAGACGTTGTCAAGCGTCAGGGGTCGAAGATTGAATCACTTGAGGCCCGCCTTGCGGCCCTCGAAGCCAAGGTGCAATAATGATCGAAGAGCTTGTCGCCCGCGTTTTCAAAACCCGCAATCAGGCGCATCTTGCCCACTGGAAGACCAAGTCCTATGCTGAGCATAAAGCGCTTGGATCTTTCTACGACAATGTGATCGACACCCTCGACAAGCTGGTCGAGGCATGTCAGGGCTCAAAGGGCATCATTGGCCACGTAGATCTGTCCTGCAAGGACGAGTCCGTGGACATCATCAAGTGCCTCACGGATGACGCCAATTGGATTTCCAAGTGCCGCGCCAAGATCGCCCACGGGGTTCCCGCCATTGAGAACATCGTTGACGAACTCGTCGGCGTTTATCTCTCCACTCTCTACAAGCTGAAGAACCTTTCATAGGGCATTAGATGCTCTCCAAGATCCAGATCAAGCCCGGCATCAACCGAGACATGACCAGCTACACCAACAGCGGTGGCTGGTATGACTCGGACTATGTTCGCTTCAGGAACGGTCTGCCTGAGAAAATCGGCGGCTGGACGAGGATATACGAGAACCAGACTGCATTGATCGGCGAGTGCCGAAAGCTGTATGACTGGTCAAGCCTTGTCGGCACGGCATATCTTGCCTGCCCCACGAACATCAAGTTCTATGTGGACAACTCCTCAGAGATCATCGACATTACGCCGCTGCGCAGGTCTGTGACGCTTGGGTCAAATCCGATTGCCACGTCGAACACGTCTCACAATATTACCGTAACTGACGTTAACCACGGCGCTGTAGTCGGTGACTATATCACGATATCCGGGTCATCGAATGTAAACGGAATACTTGCTGCACAGATCAACAAGGAATTTGTTGTATCGAACGTCGTCAACTCCAACGCATACAGCATCACGACCACCGGCACGGCAACATCGACCGGATCTGGTGGCGGTTCAAATGTATCCGTGAAGTATCAGTTCCATCCGGGCATTGCCGGATCTGTGAGCTATGCCGGTTGGGGTTCTGGTCCGTGGGGCGGCGTCTCTGGTTCTTATGGCTGGGGCTTCGGCCCCGATACAACCATTTCCACATATTACAGCGGCCTTTGGACCGTGGACAACTATGGCGAGGACATGATCGCCTGCCCGCGCGACCTATACAACGGATTTAAGTTCAACACAAACGCGATTGGAACGAGCAACGGCAGCAATGTCGTAACGGTAACTCAGACCAACCACGGCTTCACGAGCAACACGGCGATCATAATCGGTGGACTTGAAAGTTCCATCGGCGGCCTGACCCCGACGCAGCTTAACGGCGCACACACCATATCCGTCGTGAATGCCAACGCATACACCTTCACAGTCACGAGCAACGCAGGATCGACAACGACCGGCGGACTTGATGCCTACGTTTACATTTCTTCCTTGGTCTATTGGGACATCACCAACGACGACGGCCCCGCGATAAGCTTTAGCGAGCTTGGCCCCACCTACGCGAAGCAGTACATGCCGTATGTCTCGACCGAGATGATGGTGTCCGACCAGAACCGTCAAATCATTTGCCTTGGGTGTAATCCATACGACGTGAACCAAGGTCAGGACAAGATGATTGTCCGCTGGTCTGACTCAAACGACCCAACAAATTGGGACATCGCCGACACGACCAAGACTGCCGGTGAGACAAGGCTATCTGCGGGGTCGTACATTGTCACGGCGGTTCAGAACCGTGAGGAAATCCTCATCTGGACCGACTCCTCACTGTTCACGATGACCTACACGGGGCCTCCGTTCGGCTATGGCTTCAATCTTGTCGGGTCGAACTTTGACATCATCGGCCCGAACTCCAAAATCGTGACCGGCTCGGTTGCTTACTGGATGGGGTCGAGCAACTTCTATATGTACGACGGTAAGATCCAAACGATGCCGTGTACCGTCAGGGATTACGTGTTCACGGACATTAGCGTTAATGATGGCAACAAGGTCTATTGCTCTGCGGATTCGGGCAACAACGAAATCATCTGGTTCTATCCATCTTCCAGCCAAGGCGGGAACCCCGGTGATCGAGAGGTTGACCGCTATGTTGTTTACAACTACGTGGAGCAGGCTTGGTACTACGGCACTATGGCTCGCACCGCTTGGATAGATCGCCGCAGTCATACGACCCCGAGGTCAGTGAGCCCGGATGGCTATCTGTATAATCAGGAGTCCGGGTTTGACGATGGCTCAACAAGCCCAGCGACCGCCATCAATGCTTACATCCAGTCCAGCCCGATTGAAATTCAGGACGGGAACAACTTCTTGTTCATCAATCGTGTAATCCCGGACCTTACATTCCGCAACTCCACAACGAACGAAGGCGAGCAGCCAATTGTCAAGTTCACGATCAGGCCGCAGGATTATCCCGGCAGCCAGATTGGTGCCGGTGATGAGCGTAACGTCCAACGCAACAGCGAGGCGACCCTGAAGGTTGATCGCTTCACGGATCAAGTGTTTACACGCCTTCGTGCTAGGTCTGTTATTCTCCGCGTTGGAAGCGATGACAAGGGCGTATCTTGGCGTCTCGGTACCCCGAGGTTTGACATGCGGCAGGATGGACGCAGATGACGGCTAACTCGGCACTACCACTTGCTCCGCGCGAGTACAATCAGGAATACATGAACCGTCTTATCCGGCAGCTTAACCTTGCGATAAACGGGATTAACCAAGTGCGACCCGTCACTGTCGGGTCCGACTTGTCTAGCCAGATTGCCGGTTATCCGGTGTCTGGCCTTACAATTGTGAATGTCCCAACCTCCTCAACTGGTCTTCCCCCCGGCAGCGTTTGGTCTGACGGCGGGGTCCTAAAGATTGTGAGCTAATATGTATCTCAATGGCATCCCCCAGAACTTCGGGCAGGCTCAGTATCAGCGGCCCCAAGAACTTCTCAACAAGCCCGCTTTCGGCTATAATCAGGGTATCAGCGGGCTTCAGATAAATTCTCCGGCCCCGTTCCGTCCGGCACCCCAGCTTGGGAACCTGAACCCCCAGAAGTCCGAGACACAGATTGGCGCTTTCTTGCAGCCTCCGGCACAGCCTGCTCCGCAGCCCGGCAGCTACAACACCCAAGGGTATTCGACGACGGCATCCACAACCGGCATTGGAACAAAGCCACTCAGCCCGATTCAGCCCCTACAGCGCCCGATGGCTGGTCAGGCGATGGCTCGTGGCGGCGTAGTCCAGAAGACCTTGGACAAGGGTGGTGTGGTTTCAAGCGGCATCGCGGCGCTTCGTGGGCAGCATCCGAACCCCCGCAAGGCGCTTAACGACTACGACGAAATGTTTGGCCGTGAGGCGACCGCAGAGCTTATGCGGGCTTATGCCGACGGTGGTGTTGTGTCAGGCCCCGGAAGCGGGGTCGCAGATTTGGTCCCCGGCTCGATTGATGGCCGCGAGGATGTCCGCATTGCAAGCGGTGAGTACGTTATTCCGGCATGGGCTGTTGCCACACTTGGCGATGGTTCTACAGAGGCCGGTGCGAAAGTTCTGGACGCCATGGTCGCGCGTCTGAGAGAAGAAGGGTCCGAGCTTATCAAGGGATCCGAACCGATCAACCCTAGCGAATTCCTTCCGGTGTAAACATGGCGAAGAACGACAACAAAGACAAGAACAAGAAAGACAAGAACAAGAAAGACAAGATGCCGTTCAAGGATAAGTACGGCAGCGATGATCTTGCGACGGCACAGAAGGAATACTTCAAGGACGTTCTCGGGGCTTCTAGCCAGTACGGCAACAAGCTTTACCTAGAGGGACTTCCCGGGGAGTCGAAGTACACGCAGGCTTATTATGCCGGTGTCCCGAGCCTTTACAAGTATGGTGACAAGGAGCAGTCTAAGGCGCTTCGCCGGAGCGGAGACCTCTACAAGGACTACGGTAAGGCTGGTGAGTACGACAAGACAAAATTCAAGGACTTTGAGAGCAAGTACGGTAGGGCTGGAGACTACGATACTGGTCAATTTGAGCAGGCCGACTACACGGCGCGGAACATTAAGGAGCGTATGTCTCCCTATGAGAAGCTCGTCGCAGATCGTAATCGCGCCCGCCTGAAGCGTACATACGATGAAGCTCGCGGAGAGCGTGAGGCACAGGCTGCCCGCGCTGGTGCATTTGGTGGCTCTGGTGCCGCAATTCAGGAAGAGCTTGCTCGGCGGAACTACGCAGAGCAGTTGAAGGATCTGGATGCACAGAGCCTTCAGGCTGCATTCGAGTCTGGTGCCGGTCTCTACAGTAAGGAGATCGCTGATCGTCTTGCTGCGCAGGGCATGGAAGAGCAATCCCGTCAGTTCGGCAAACAGGCTGAGTTTCAGGGCATTGAAGGTGCAATGGCCGCGCGTCAGCAGACTGCGGCACAGATTGCAGCGGCGAAGGAAGCCGAGCTTGCCGGTCTTGCTGGTCAGTCCGATTCAGCCCGCCTACAGGCCGCTCTTGCCGAGCAACGGAAGAACATGCAGATCACGAACCTTGGTGCCATGCAGGGGGCTGGTGCCCAGAAAGAAGCGTACAAGCTTGCAAAGCAGGAGTATCCGCTTCGTGTGGCTGCCCAGCAGGCCGCAATTGCCGCTCAGCCAGCCTCCATGGCGCAGGCCCAGATGATGAAAGACAAGAACAGCGGCTCTAGCACTTGGGGCAATATACTCGGCGGGCTTGCCACGGCGGGCGGCATTGGTCAGAGCTTTGGATTGTGGCGTGCCGGTGGCCTGATTCCCCGCGATCTTCATCGCTATGCCGGTGGCGGTCTAGCCGATCTTCAACCTCAGTATTACAGCAAGTACGAGCGCTGATATGGCCAACATCATCCAACAGCAGGATCTTCTCAAGGGCCTTCCCGACGACAGGCTCTCTATGCTTATGCAGAACCCGACGGGTGACATCCCGCCGTTCCTTGTTGCGGCAGAAGCCCAGCGCCGTCAGTCCATCCGTGAGCAGTTCTCCGGTGGTCCGCAGGAGTCAGTCGTTGACACGCTGACGAAGCAGCTTGCGAGTGTGCCGCAGAATATTGAAGCCCCGATGCAGACCCCGCCCCAGATGCCGCCCCCGCAGATGCAAGCTGGCGTTGGCGCTCTTGAGCAGGGCATGCGCGACGGTGGAATGGTGCAGCGTTATCAGGACGGAAGCCTTGTTGAAAGGTATTACCGTTATGGTCCTCGTGGCGCTGGCGCTCCGATTGCGCGCGTTGGTGACGCAAGCCTTATGAGTGGCATTTATAACTTCCTTTTCCCGGGGCAAGATCAGGTTTCTCCCGGGGCTAGAATTCTTTCCGGTGATACAGTTGAGGAAATATCTTCTCAGGCAAAGGACATTGCTTCTCGGGAAAGAACTCAGAGAGAAATAGATGATTCCATGCTCCCGATGGCGGAAAGCGTTCGGGACATTCAGGCTCAGCAGCGATATGCGCAGATGCTTGACAGAGATTTATACAAGCCTTCCATTCCTCCAGATCCGAACGCAGGCAAGAATAACACATCAATCGAAAACCAAACGGCCCCAGCCAAGGAAGATCTTCGCGCTCGTCTTGAGGAAATCATGAAGGCCGAAGATCCCTCCAATTGGGATAAGGCGCAGAAATGGTTTGCTATGGCTGCGCAGTTTGCAAAGCCCAGCAAAAACATGATGGAGAACATTGCCAGCGGGGCCGCTGTATTTGCTGAAGGCGCAGCCGAAGAAGAAAGGTCTCGTCGCCTTGCGGATCTTGAACTCAAGAAGGCTTTGTATCAGTATGATGTCGCTGCTGCCGAAGACGAACGAGATACTGCCGCTGCTGGGTTGAAGGCCAGAACAGACATCGCCACAGGGCAGATGAATGACATCAGGCGTCAGCAGGACAACATAATTGAGGACATCCAATCCATCAGAAGCGATGTCACCCGTTATGGTAGAGACCCGCAAGAGGCAGAAGCCACAATCAAGGTTCTTAAAGAGAGGTTTGACGCCCTCGGACAGAAGCTTGGCGCTTATGAATCTTACATTTCTGAGCAGTACGGCTTCTCGTCCATACCGAGCGTTGACACGGCTAACGAAAAGATCAATTATCCTACTCGATAAGCAACGCTCTCTGAGTGAAAAATGGCAAGAACAATATACGTCCCCGAGGCTGGTCAGGCTCTTAACTTTCCCGACGATGCCACGGATCAGCAAATTGTTGACTATGTCCTGACAAGGTATCCAGCGCCAAAGCCCGCTCCAGTTCCGGAGCAGGGCATTGGCGCTCTTGAGTCTGGATTCTATTCGTCAATTGGCCGACTCAGTGCGGCGGGCGGCAAGGCTGCTCAAGCGGCTGGACTTGAGGATCTCTCGCAATATCTTTTTGACACCTCCAGAGAGAGCGAGGATTACGCCGCCAAGTACAAGCCGGATGTCGCTGATATCTCCGAGATTGAGGGCGTCGGCGATGTAGCTAAGTTTGCAGGTTCCACCATTGCCCAATCTGCGCCCGAGACTGCTGTTGGAATTGGTGGCGCTCTTGTCGGTGCTTCAGTCGGTGCGCTAGGTGGCCCAGCCGCACCTGTGA